ACTCAATACTAATATGTTGTATGGTTTGTGGCGGAAAGTTGCTGGTTTTACTTGACTGCTTACAAATATTGAATACAAACGAAAACTTAATAATGGAATGCCTAAATGAACTGAATAAAAATGCTCTAGCAAAGCAGAAATACAAGGACTACTACGAAGGTAACCACTCAATCCTCAAAAGCTACCAGATGCAGGACAGCCGGAGCAATATGAGACTTGTATTCAACTTTCCTCGAAAGTTCATTGACAACGAAACTGGCTATATTCTCGGTAAGCCAGTGAATTACATTTCAAAGTCGGATGAGTCAACAATCATTACTGCCATTGATAAAAACATGAGCCATTGGGATAAAGAACATAATATTAATCTGCGGAAGCAATCGGAAATCTATGGGGAAGCCTATGAACTCAACTATGTGAATACTGATGGGGAATTTTCAGCAACAATACTCACGCCTCTGAATGCTTATGTTCTGGAGGATGGATCTGCAGAGAGAAATGTTGTGCTGGCTTTACATACTTTCATTAAGAAATTTGATGATAAGAAATACCTTGATGTTTATACCGCCACCGAAATATTACACTATGAATTAGGAAGTAACAGTAATAAGTCATCGCTCAACCTGATTGGCAGCCATGAGCATATCTTTGGCAGAGTACCTGTAACTGTATGCCCCGCCAATAATGAAAAGATAAGTGGCTTTCAGGATGTCATTTCCCTCTTTGATGCTTACAACGCTCTGAATTCAGATTTGGTCAATGAAATCGCTGATCATCGTAATGCTTACCTAGTGATTGAAAATGCCAAAATTGAAGAAGAAGATTTACTCAAGATGAAAACAATGGGGATTATTCAAGTACCGTCAGGAGGTAAGGTTAGCTGGCTCACAAAGGAAATCAATGACTCGTTTGTGAAGAATGAACTGGACAATATAGAACGCAAAATATATGACATGATGGATGAAGTTAATTTCAATGAGAGCTGGGCCAGCAACACTTCATCTTTGGCACTTCGAAATAAACTCCTTAATCTTGAGAATCGAGTCGCAATGAGAGAAGCTTTCATGGAGAAGGTTATCAAGCAAAGGCTGAAAAATCTGTTTGTATATCTGCTGAAAAAGGAAGATAAATTCTATGACTACAGGGATGTGGCAGTAAAGTTCACAAGAAACCTGCCAACCGATATGGTGGGACTTGCGGATGTCATTGTCAAAATAAAGGATATATGTTCACAGGAAACACTTCTCTCATTATTGCCATTTGTGGAGTCACCTAAAATCGAGATTGATAAGTATAATGCAGAGCGCAGCAAAATGGATACAACAAATAGTACTGCGCCAGTTTCTAATAAGATAATTGTCTAAATAAGCGTTGTAAGCCTTCAGACTTGTTGGGTAGGGTAAATATACCACTGCTCATTTTTTGTGCTAAATTGGGCAATATATGCCACTAAACGTTTGATATGAAAAGCGATGAACCTCTTGATATAAGCAGGTTTGTGGCTTTTTGCATAATAATTAATTTGCCCGTTTTAAGGTGAGGGGAGTTGGAAATTATGTGGCAAGGTTAAGCAAATTGGAGAAGGAGGATTTAGGCTTTTGGATTAATGCTAAAGGAGAAATTGAGTATCACAAACGATGTGCAAGGTGCAGTCAGGAGTGTAAACAATCCTTTAGATGTTTGGAAGTTCTCTGCCCCAAGTATCAAAGGAGATAATTCATTGTCCTGGGTATGACGTTAAACTGCTTAAGATAAAGCGTTTCTGGTTCTATGAGTCAGAAGGGCAAATTGAAAGGGGAATATATTCATGACATTAGAAGAAGCGAAACAGTACATGGAAGAAAACAAAGGTAGTGATGAGGTTAAAGCATATCTTCAGGGGCTAGTAAACGTTGAAGGAGTGCAGAAATTCTTCACACAAAATGAGGATGGTAAGAGATGGCTGGACAGCGAACGAGACAAGCATCTCAACAAAGGCCTGGATACCTGGAAAGCCAACAATCTACAAAAGGAAGTCGATAAAAAGATCCATGAACTCTATCCAGAGGAAACAGAGGAGAAGAAACAGCTCAGGGAACTCAATGCCAAAATAGAAACGATGGAGCTTGAAAAACAGAGAGAAGTCTTGAAGAACAAAGCTCTGACGATTGCTGCCGATAAAAAGCTACCCATAAATAAGATCGTAGATTTGTTCATTTCAGATAATGAGGAAGCCACTGTTGCCAATATCGGTAGGTTTGAAGAGATATTTGGATCTTCAGTTCAAATGGCTGTTGAAGAAAGGCTTAAAAGCAACGGCTATACTCCACCCAATAATGGCGGTCAAAATACCCAACCACAAAATCTAAATGACGCTCTAAAGAACTATTATACCGACAAAAATAAAGCGTAAAATTGAAAGGGGATTAATTTATTATGATTACATTAGCACAAGCAAAACTAAACGCACAGGATGCTATTCAAGCGGGGGTCATCGATGAATTCAGAAAAAGCTCATTCATATTGGACAATATGACCTTTGATGATGCTGTCACTCCTGGAACTAATGGGGCTACTCTTACTTATGGCTACACAAGATTGATCACTCAGCCGACTGCCGCATTCAGAACAATTAACAGCGAATATACACCACAGGAAGTCACCAAAGATAGATATACTGTTGAACTTAAACCGTTTGGTGGATCATTTCAAATTGACAGAATCATAGCAAATACTGGAGGACTTGTAGATGAAGTAAACCTACAAGTACAGCAGAAGGTAAAGGCAGCCAGGGCATTATTCCATGACACCATTATTAATGGAGATTCTGCTGTGGATGCAAATTCCTTTGATGGATTGAATAAGGCAATTACAGGTTCAAGCACTGAGTTTAACTCTGGGTCTTATATTGACCTTTCTACATCGGCAAATGTGGATACTAACTACAAGCAATTCCTCGACTTGCTGGATGAATTTCTATCGAACCTTGATGGAACTCCTACTTTCCTTGGCGGGAATTCCAAGCTTATTACAAAAATAAAATCAGTCGCTCGAAGGGCAGGATATCTCACCCAAAGTGAAGATGCTTTTGGCAAGAAAGTGGATGCTTATGACGGAATCGTTCTTGTTGATCTTGGTGCGAAGGCGGGAAGCAATGCTCCCGTCATTTCCATACTGGATACCAGAAAACCAAACGGTACAGATACAGTCACGGGTTTGACAGATCTTTATGCTGCCAGGTTAGCACTGGATGGTTTCCATGCGGTATCTCTAGCCAATCAAGATTTAGTTAAGATTTGGTTGCCTGACTTTGCAACATCGGGAGCAGTCAAGAATGGAGAAGTCGAGATGGTTGCTGCTGTTGCTCTGAAGGCGACGAAGAGTTCTGGAGTCATGAGAAATATTAAAGTAATCTAATGGAGGTAAAACAATGGCGAAGATATACAGCAATAATAAACAATATAACGGTATATCCGCTGGCGTAAACTTTGTAAATGGGGTGGGGGAGAGTAATCTTCTTCACCTTATTTCTTGGTTTCAGGAAAATGGATACACCGTAGTAGAAGATAAAAGAGAGCCTAGTATCTATGATTCAATGGCTTATAAAGAACTGACTGAATTTGCCAGAGAACTTGGCTTTAATGGTATTGGTCTTAAAAAAGAAAATCTGATCAAAGCCTTGATTCTCTGGGATAAAGAACACAAAGCAGAAACAGAAACGGAAGAATAGCTATGCTGGAAATCGTGAAGATGCTGCTTGAAATTGGAGTAAGCGATATATCTAAGGATGGAATTCTAAATCATTTTATCAATCAAGCCTTAAAGTCTGCGCTTGCTTACTGCAATGTGACGGAACTACTGCCAGAGCACGATGACACCATCGCAGATTTGGCGGTTTACTTCTATAAAAATAGAGACAGCTTAGGTTATAAGCAACAGATACAGGGAGATCGAAGTGTTACATTTGAGGGAGGGGGTATTCCTGAATATATAAAATCAGCGTTACCGCTTCCCAAGATCAAGGTCGGGTGTTGAGGATGTTCTATGAAACCAAGATCGAAATTTTACAAAGTCCAGAAGACATACCCATTAAAACTATCGATGCAGATGTTCAGCCATATTCTGGGTCAGTAGATTTTGATTATGGATTGTCTCTCGAATTATCAAAACGAGTGTTTTGTGATGCTGATACAGAAATAAGTGAAGAACTGTATTGTAGAATTGATACTGTTTATTACAAGATTCTGGACATCAAGGGATGGAGAGACCACATGGAGATTTTCCTTTATGAGTGTAAAAGGCAGGTGGTTTAATGAAAAAAACAATTGATGAAATGATCGACTTTTTCTTGTTTGATAAAGGAGAGGACGTGTTGCTTAATAATATCGGTTACAAGGCAGTCGTTCTCGATGCAAACGAAAAAATCAATAGGGATAACGATAAAATAATCCACTGCAAAGTTGAAATAAAGACTGGAGATATCGTTGAATACTGTGGTCGGAAATACATAATTACTAGCCAGATTGATAATAACGAAAATTCCCTCTGCGGTAGGATGAAGCAATGTGGCTATAGTATAGCTTTCAATTTTGCAGGTAATGTAAAGTGGTTTCATGTCTTGATCGAGACAAAAGTCATGGATATAGAAACTAATCAATATATGAGTCTAGCATCGGGTTCTATAAAAGTCAGCTTACAAGATAATGCTGATTCGCGGGATATAGCAATCACCAGTCGGTTCCTCAATACAGGCAGGGCTTGGAAGGTTAATGGAATAGATAAAGCAAGCCTTGGATTGATCATACTGACCTGTGACATGGATATAATAGAAGCCAGTGATGACTTAAATAGTGAAATTGCTAACCGCTGGCAATATGAACTGACTCATACCTATGTTTTAAGCATTGAAAATGGTACTTCCATGAATGTATCGTTAAATGATATAGCCCAATTGAATATCAGTGTTACAGATAACGGAATTGTTATGAATCCGCTTCCAGCTTTGACATATATGTCTTCAGATTCAAGTTTATTAGCCGTTGATAATACTGGAAAACTTATGGGAATAAATAGTGGCACAGCTACAGTTACATGTCAGATGACCTATGAAAATACGATTCAGAGTACAATCGATATTACCGTAGTTGAAGTTTTCACCCATGTATACACCATTGGAATTACTGGAAGTACAACAGTAAAACTAGGGATGAGCAAGAGTTATGTTGCACAGTTTTATGATAATGGCATAGAGGTTTTCGATAAGCAGGCAATTTGGACGATTAGGAATCAAGACGGTAGCACATCTCCTGCATATGCAACCATTACAGCAAGTACTGGAAATAGCGTTACCATTAAAGGCAATAGCAGCAGTACATATGTCAATCGCTATATGGTACTAAATGCAACGCTGTCGGATGACGCCACGGTATTTAAAGAATTCATAGTACAACTAAAAGTTTAATATAATAGAAATATTTAATGGGGCTTGCCGAAAGGTAGGCTCTTATTTTTTATGAGGAGGAATCAAATGATTAACGAGGCTAAAATTAATTATCAGATGAGTTTACATATATTGATGATGCTCAAGCGGGAAAACTTGATCACAGAGCTGGAATTTACGGCAATTGATAATGAAAATAGAAAGTCTTTTTTGACTTGATTAGTTGCCCACGCAATTGTATCATGTCACCACAAAAGGAATATATAGGAAAGCGAGGAAGGGCTCAATGGCTAATGCAACGGCAAGGAAAGTTGTAACCGTAATTCCAATAATACCACTAGAGGTGGTTAAGGGATTACCCCTAGGGGCAAAGAAAAGAGTATGCGCTTACTGCAGGGTCAGCACAGATAATGTGGCACAGGAATCGAGTTTTGAATCACAGGTTAATTATTATACCAACTATATTAATAGTAAAAGCAATTGGACGATGGTCGATATCTATGCTGACGAGGGTATATCGGGAACGAGTACTGAGAAGAGAACTGATTTTAAAAGAATGATAGGAGACTGTAAGTCTGGGAAGATAGACATGGTCGTCACTAAGTCCATTTCCAGATTCGCAAGAAATACCTTGGACTGCTTGAATTATGTCAGGCAGTTGAAGGAAAAAGATATAGCCGTATATTTTGAAACAGAGAACATCAATACCCTTGATACTACAGGTGAAGTGTTGCTTACAATTCTTAGCAGCTTGGCACAGGACGATAGCAGAAAATTATCAGAGAACACTAAGTGGGGAATACTAAGACAGTTTGAAAGCGGGAAAGTGATAGTCAATACCACAAGGTTTCTCGGCTATGATAAAAATGAAGATGGAGAACTTGTGATAAATGAAGAACAAGCAGAACTGGTTCGCAGGGTCTTCACAGAATACCTTGACGGTAAAAGCTATAATTCCATTGCCAAAGGGTTAATGAAGGATGAAATAAAAACTGTGATAGGGAAGTTAAAATGGTGGGATTCAACAATATGCGGGATGTTGCAAAATGAAAAATATTATGGAGCCGCACTTTTACAGAAAACTATAACTGTTGATTTCCTGACTCATAAGCGTAAGGCCAATAAAGGTCAAGCGCTGCAGTATATGGTCAATGAAAATCACCCGCCGATCATATCCAAAGAGATATTTGACAAGGTTCAGGATGAGAAGGAACGCAGAGCATTGCTCAAGGGAAATCTGGTGGGCGATAGGCATAAATATAGCAACAAATATCCTTTTAGTGGCAAAGTATTTTGCGGTAACTGTGGGAATATTTTTAAGAGAAGGCAGTGGAACAGCACCAATACATCAAAGAAAGTTGTGTGGCAGTGCAAAACCTACGTAATGGATGGTAAGGATGCATGTGGAGCCAAAGCAGTCGATGAGATTGTTTTGATGGATGCATTTGTACGGATGTTCAACGGAATCTATGAAAACAAGCAAAGCTTTATAAAAACGCTGACTGATAAAATCGAAATGATTATTTTGCAAAGGCCGAATATTAGAGAGACTGAAGCCTTGGACAATCGGATTGAAGAATTGAAAAATAAGTTGAAGCGGCTCATCCGATTTCAGGTGAATAATAGTATCGATTCTGAAGTCTATAATGAGGAGTACAAAAGCATATCGTTAGAACTGGAGGAAGTCCGAAAGAAAAGGCTTGAGCATGATAAGGTAAACGAGCTGAAGGATGATCTGAAACAAAGGGTTGACGAGATAGTTCAGGCAATAAACAGTAGGGATTCACTGCTTGAGGAATTTGATGAGGAAATATTTAATGCGTTGGTTGAGAAGATAGAAGTTCTCACACCAGCGCATTTTGTTTTTGAGTTGAAGAGTGGGATGAGGGTGGATGAAATCTCGGGTTCGACAGTCAAAAGTTGTCACCCCCATAAATAATGATGTTTCGAGGGTTCTCTCAGGAGGAAAGTTCAAATATATCACAGATCACTCGGATGGGGATTGCTTACCGCTTCCAGGAGGGGAAGGTCATTGTTAATCACAATAGATTCCTGAGCTATACCAAGTATTTATTGCAAATTGTCGTTATTTGTCTTAAAATGAGATACAGAGAGTTGCTTATTTCGGTTTATTTGTCTGGATAGATTGTACAAAAATAGCAGAAAAGTAACTAGTTGGAATGATGGGAGGACTATTCTAATGGAAAAGACAAGTGAGCCACATCAATTGATATCAGTAAATTTTGAAGGTTTGGTTTTCTCAGATTTCATACTTCCAGCCGATAGTTCAGCTGTAAAGGGACTATGTACAACAACCAAATATTTAAGTCGTCAACCAAGGGCGCTGCTTGAGGAGTCTATTGTTAAGTTGTTTAAGGTGGCATTTGATATTGACATTAAAACTTGCACTAAGGAGGAGTGGGCCGAAAGAATAACAATGGAAGGTGGAGCACTTAAACAGTGGCAATCATTTATAAAGTAATAAAAGAAGTAGTGGATAGAAATCATGAGTGACTGCCCTGCAGTAGTTTCTTCAAACTCCAACTCTCCAGCCAGCTGCAGAGGCAATAGTATCGGTGAGAGGAGATATAAAATGAACTTTGAAGGGTCCACAATCATATTTTCCAAACGGAAATTTTAGACATGTTGGCAACCAACAATGGTCCAGAATAACTACTCTCCATAATATTTCTTATAGGGCCTGAAAATCGTTTGCAAACACAGATGTTACTGCTTTATTCCATGATATAAGACTAATTCTATAGCAGATGCAAAAAAGATTCGGAGCATAAGTATTCTTAAAGGAGGCATTATTCAATGACTAACGCTATCATGGAAACTGTTCTGGAAACAGGTATCAACACTAACTTGAACATTAGCTCCGATGAAATTGTACAAGCTAATGTTGATACTTGTGGCGTGTTAATGGTGGACCAGTACCGGTTAAAGAGAATTTGTACGGAAACAGATAATCGATTACAGGCCATAATGAAAGCACACTTGGTAGAGCAGGCTAGTCATTATACTAATAATCGACAAAGCAAGACGGAAAGCAAATAGTTTCTAGAACTGACAGTCCTCAAAGAAACAGAAAAATCTTATTAATATAGATATTTTTCAGGAAGGGGGAGTTTATATGGGACTGGATTTATTCGTAACAGCCATCTGCTTCTCTGGTTTAGGTTATGGATTATGTTATATTACTCTTTCTTGTAATTATAAGAAATCAGTAATACAAAAAGATAACGTGGGAAATTTAATAAAAGTATGAAGTGGTAATTACTTGAAAAGCCGTGTAATCCACAGGAGTATAATCGCCCCCTAGAGTGGATCACCGCAACTAATGTGTCCAACAACAAAAAAATTCCCGGAGTATACTAGATCTGAAAGGGGGCACTATTCGATGGCCAAAGCTATCATGGAAACTAGTCCGGACATTAACCTGAACACTAGCACTGATGAAATTGTACAAGCTAGTGTTGATATTAGTGATGTGTTCATAGTGGATCAGTACCGGGTAAACAGAATTCATACGAGGACAGATATTGATTTGGACTCAATGCTGAATGGCTCACGGAAGAGCCACAAAACTATTCAAAAGGGCAAGATAATAGGAAGTCAAACGAAGCATACCTTAGTCCCTTTACTTTCAGATGTAAATTTGGAAGATCGAAATGTGTATACCAATAAACTTGAAGAAGATCTAACAGAATATAATATCAGATTAATTGAAATAAAAAAAAGAGTTTCTGAAGTTCAGGACAATATGAGAGAAGAGTATCTTTCCCAAGTAGAAAACCTTGATAATATGAGGAACCTGCATGCAGTGAAATATGGAAAAA